CTCAAATTCGTCAAATTGTCGGTATTTCTGAAGAGTTTGTTGATACAGAAGTTAAAGAAGCTCTTGTTGATGGCAAAAAGACAATTGATTCTCTCAGAGCAGAACTCAACGAAGCTCTTAAAGAAAATGCAGAACTCAATCAGAGAGCAAATAAAGCAGAAGCAACAATTATTCTTGAAAAGAGAACAGCTGATATGCCATCTGCTAAAAAGCAATTTGTAACAAAACTTCTTGGAAACAAAGCTCCTCAGTACATTGAAGAGAATTTCTCTTATGTAGTTGAGATGTTTGAAAAGGAAGCACAAGAAGAAGTTGATGAGATTAAAGAATCCGTCAAACAACAATTTACGCAAACTCCTCGAGTAGATCGTCAGATCATTGAAGAGAGCACAACAGATTTTAATAATGAGATCGAACGTACAGAATCGAGTGATTCAGTAACCGGCTATCTGAACGAGATGAAGAATCTTAGCAGATTTGCTAGATAATTCAACTCACAATTAAAAGGAGACAAATAAAATAAAACTATGGCTAACTTAATGCATATTAACAAAGACTACGCTCAACAACTCGTCGAGAAGTGGACTCCAGTATTGGATTTCAAATCTGACAAAGTTGCTGAGATCTCTAACGAAACAACTCGGTTGAATACCGCTATTCTCTTGGAAAACCAAGAAAAGTGGTGCTTGACTGAAGGAAGCAACAGTGCGTCTACTGGAGGAGTTTTCGGTTCCCACCAAGGTACCGCAGCTACTCAATCAGGAGATCGCTATGCTGCCGGAGACGCTCGTTTGCCGAAGGTTCTTATTCCTATGATTCGTCGTACTTTCCCTGAACTCATCACAAATGAGATCGTTGGAGTACAGCCGATGACAGGCCCAGTTGGTCTTGCCTTTGCTATGCGCTACAAGTATGAAGATTCCGCTCTCGGATATTCTGCTAATGGCGATGGCGGCAGATCTTCAGGATCACTTGGGGATAACACCTTCCCTTCAGCAAATAAGGAGCTTGGTTATAACTACCTCAATACAGCCTTCACGGGCGCTTCTGCTACATTCCTCTCTGGAGGAGCAGACGGAGCATTCAGCAATCTTTTAGAAGATTCTGGTGTTGGGGCATTTATCAGCCAATTTGAACTCAGTTCAAAGATTCCTCAAATCACTGTTTCGTTCGAGAAGACAGCCGTTGAAGCTCTAACCCGCAGGTTGGCAGCTAAATGGTCTGTAGAACTCGAGCAAGATCTTAAGAATATGAACGGTATCGATATCGATCAAGAGCTTACCAATGCTATGTCGTATGAGATCCAGGCTGAAATTGACCGCGAGATGATCGCACGTATGATTCAAGTCTGTCTTAACGCTGGCGCTGGTGTTGGTTATTCTACCTGGTCTGCCATCTCTGCTGACGGACGTTGGTCCGGGGAGCGTGCACGTGACTTCTACAACCGTTTGGTTGTTGAGGCTAACCGTGTTGCTATCCGCAATCGTCGTGGTGCTGCTAATTTCATTATTGCAACCCCACGTATTTGCGCTATCCTCGAGACTCTTCCTAACTTCACATGGATGCCAGTTAACGGTAATGTAAACACACAACCAGTTGGTATTGCGAAAGTCGGTTCGGTCGGTGGTCGTTTCCAAATCTATCGTGACACTCGTACAGAAGCTCAAGCTGGTGGTGGTTATACTTCAACAAATCTAAACGGTGGCTATGCCAACCCAAGGACTGCAGTTGATTACGCCTTGCTTGGTTATAAGGGTGCAGAATACTACGACAGTGGTATTGTTTACTGCCCTTACATTCCTGTAATGGTTCAACGCACGATCGGTCCAAACGACTTCAGCCCACGTGTCGGATTGCTCACTCGTTATGGAGTGGTCGACCACATCTTTGGCGCTAGCTTGTACTATCACCTCGTGATTTGCACAGGCCTCGGTCAATCGTTCGTTCCAGGTCAAGCTGCAACATATCTCTAATAAAGAGTGTTGCTCTAAACAGCTAAC